GTACCACCCTATTTTTGACCCACCTTTATAGAGACCCCACCCCACCTAGAGCCAGTGCATGTACGCACGACATACATACATAGTGATTTGCACATTCATAGACCTAATTTGATTTTCCTATAGGTATTGCTTTTTGCTAGCAGTGTTTTTATGTATGCCACCCCCCTTTTTCCCAGTTTTTGTTAGAGTCTCATATACCCACAAAAAATTTTTTGCAATTTTATGTTGCTTTTTTATGTGAAGAGGTGCAATATTGTAAAATCTGTAGATTTTTATATCTAGTACACAGGTAATTTTGTTTACAGATGGCAAGTATGTACCTACTAAAGGGTATCTAAGTAAGTTTTTTTTATTTAGTACATAGATATTAGGTATATACTAAGTAATTAGTATGAATAGCCAAGTTTTAAGCAAGTTAAGTCAGCTTGATGCTGATGAAAAGCGTGAATTGCTAGGTTTATTAGAAGAATTAGACCAAGCCAAGTCTAGAGAGAAGTGCCAAAGTGCATTTTTACCCTTTGTTAATGAGATGTGGAGTGCTTTTATACATGGAAAGCATCACGAGATTATGGCTGAGGCGTTTGAAAGGGTCGCAAAAGGTGAATTAAAGCGTTTAATCATCAATATGCCACCTCGTCATACTAAATCCGAGTTCGCATCCTACCTACTACCAGCATGGTTTCTAGGAAAGTACCCTGATAAGAAGATTATTCAGACTGCACATACTGCAGAGTTAGCAGTTGGCTTTGGTAGGAAGGTTAGAAACTTGGTAAACAATAAAGATTTTAAGAATATATTCCCTGATGTCAGTTTGCAAGCAGACTCTAAAGCTGCTGGTCGTTGGAATACCAACAAAGGTGGCGAATATTTTGCTATAGGTGTAGGTGGTGCAGTGACTGGTAAAGGTGCTGACCTATTAATCATAGATGATCCTCATAGTGAGCAAGAAGGTGCAAGTTCTGATATCAATGTATTCAACCGAACCTACGAGTGGTACACATCAGGTCCTCGTCAGCGTTTGCAACCCAAAGGTTCAATCGTTGTAGTGATGACAAGATGGCATCAGAAAGACCTTACTGGTCAAGTAGTTGATGCTAGTGTAAAACGAGGCGGTGCAGACCAGTGGGAAGTTATAGAACTTCCTGCCATTTTACCTTCAGGTACTCCTCTATGGTCTGAATTTTGGAAATTAGAAGAACTACAGGCTCTAAAATCCGAACTGCCCTCGTCTAAATGGATGGCTCAATATCAACAAGACCCTACTGCTGAGGAGGGTGCGTTAGTTAAAAGAGAATGGTGGAAAGAGTGGGAAAACACAGAACCCCCCAGTTGTGAGTTTATTATCCAGTCTTGGGATACTGCCTTCTTAAAAACTCAGCGAGCAGACTATTCAGCATGTACCACTTGGGGTGTCTTTTATAAAGAAGATGCAGAAGGTAAATATGTACCTAATGTTATTTTATTAGATGCCTATAAAGAACGCTTAGAGTTTCCTGAGTTAAAGAAACTCGCTATGGAGAAATATAAAGCCTATAGTCCTGATGCTTTCATTATTGAGGCAAAAGCAGCAGGAATGCCTTTAATATTTGAATTAAGGCAAATGGGTATCCCAGTGCAAGAATATACACCTAGTAGAGGCAACGACAAGATATCTAGGGTAAATGCAGTTTCAGATTTATTTGCCTCAGGTGTTGTTTGGTGTCCTGCTACTAGATGGGCAGAGGAAGTTGTAGAAGAGTTTGCAGCTTTTCCTAATGCAGAGCATGATGATTTAGTAGATAGCAGTACGCAAGCATTATTAAGATTTAGACAAGGTGGGTTTGTTCCATTACATACTGATGAAGAGGATGAACCTTTAGAACATAACAAAGTCGCAGATTATTACTAGGAGTGAATATTGGCAATAGAAAAGAGTAAACCATTTACACCTCCTGAGGGTTTAGATGAAATGCAAGAGGGTGGACAGGTTAGTATTGCTATAGAAAACCCTGATTCAGTAGCAGTGGAAACTGAAGATGGTGGCATGATTATTGACTTTGATCCTAAAGATGATATGCCAATGTCAGAGTTTGGTAGCAATTTAGTAGAGTTTTTAGATGATAATGAATTAGAGCTTATCAGTTCTGAATTATTATCTGCATACAATATGGACAAAGACTCTCGTAAAGAGTGGGAAGAAAGCTATACTAAAGGCTTAGATCAGCTTGGATTAAAGATAGAAGAGAGAACTCAGCCTTGGAATGGTGCATGTGGTGTATTTCATCCTATGTTATCTGAGGCAGTTATAAGGTTTCAATCACAGGCAATATCAGAAATATTTCCACCACAAGGTCCAGTTAAGACTAAAATTGTAGGCAAAATTACAGACGATAAAGAAAAACAGTCTATGCGTGTGCAAGACTATATGAATTATCTATTGACCTATGAGATGTCAGAATATAGAACAGAGACAGAAAAATTACTGTTCTCTTTACCTTTAGCTGGCTCTGCTTTTAGAAAAGTTTATTATGATCCAACACTAGATAGACCTAGTGGTATATTTGTACCATCTGAAGATGTTGTAGTTAATTATGGTGCAAGTGACTTAGAGACTTGTGAGAGAGCCACTCATGTTATGCGTAAATCTGCAAATGACATACGCAAAATGCAAGTAAGTGGCTTTTATCGTGATGTAGATTTATCAAGTTCAGAAAATGCTTACTCTGATATTAGAGAAAAATATAACGAACTTACTGGAGAAACAGACACAGATAAGTATGACAAACGACATACTTTATTGGAAATGCAAGTAAATCTTGATTTAAAAGGCTTTGAGGATGAAGTTGATGGTAAGCCTACAGGTATTCAACTACCTTATGTTGTGACTATGGATTATCCAAGTGGCATGATACTAAGTATCAGAAGAAACTATTATGAAGATGATCCACAGAAAAAAAGAAGAACACACTTTGTACACTATCAATATCTACCAGGATTAGGTTTCTATGGGTTTGGTTTAATACACATGATTGGTGGATTAGCTAAATCTGCTACCAGTTTATTAAGACAACTTGTTGATTCAGGAACACTATCTAATTTACCAGGTGGTTTAAAAGCTAGAGGCTTAAGAATTAAAGGTGATGATACTCCTATCATGCCTGGTGAATTTAGAGATGTTGATGTACCTGGTGGTGCTATTAAAGATAATATTACATTCTTACCTTATAAAGAACCAAGTCCTACCTTATATCAACTACTTGGAAATATAGTAGAAGAGGGTAGGCGTTTTGCAAGCATATCCGATGTTAAGGTTTCTGATATGAGCAACCAAGCACCTGTGGGTACAACCTTAGCTTTATTAGAAAGAAACATGAAAGTTATGAGTGCAGTGCAAGCTAGACTTCATGCATCAATGCGAAAAGAATTTGATATTCTTGTAAATGTTATTAAAGACTTTGGTAATCCGACATATCCTTATGAAATGACTGAGGATGAAAGCATTAAAAAATCAGACTTTGATTCTAGAATAGATATATTGCCTGTATCTGATCCTAATGCTGCAACCATGTCACAAAGAATCATGCAGTATCAAGCTGCTTTTCAGTTGGCTCAAACTGCACCTGAAATGTATGATATGCAAGAATTACATAGACAAATGCTAGAGGTATTAGGTATTCAAGATGTAGATAACATTGTGCCTGATATTGAAGATGTATTACCTGTTGATCCAGTGACTGCAGTACAAAACTTAATTAATAATAAACCAGTAAAAGCATACGATTACCAAGACCATGATGCTCATATTCAAACTGTAGCGTCTGCTCAAGAGAATCCTGAGATAATAGCTTTAGTTGAAAAATCTCCTAATGCACCTGCAATATTGGCATCAGCATCAGCTTATATTAATGACCATCTTACTATGAAATATAGACAGCAAGTAGAAGATGAACTAGGTATAGAATTACCACCAATAGGCGAACCTATTGCACCTGAGATTGAGGCAAGGATATCTAAATTAGTTGCAGAGGCATCTACTAGGGTCACTGAAAGAGCAAGGATGGAGGCAGAACAAAAACGCATTAATGAACAACAGCAAGACCCAATTATACAAGCTAAACTACAAGAGGTAGCTACTAAACAAGCTGAAGTACAGCGTAAAGCTAACGCAGATGCAGCAAGATTACAGTTAGCTGCAGAGAAACAAAGAACTCAGGCTGAGTTAGAAAGAGATAAACTGCAAGTAGAAGTTGCTAGCACTTTGCTTGAAGAAGACAGAAAAAGCAAAAAGCAAGCAACAGAAGATTTTAAAACAGGTATTGACATCGCAAAAGAAGTAATGGATGATGTCAATAAGAATGAGTAATGACATCAAAGAGCAATCACTTTCACAATTTTTAAAAGTAAGGCTCAGAGAAGTTATGAATGAACATGCTGACCATATATCTACAGGAGGTTGTAAAGACTTTCCTGAGTATAAGAGAATGGCTGGCGTAATAGAGGGTCTTGCCCTCGCAGAAAGAGAAGTGTTGGACTGGATAGATCAACACACTCGAGAATAGGAACTCGACACCTTATGTCGTGCATTATATGAAAGAGGCAATAAAACAACCTAAAACAGTCGAAAAACCTGAAGACTTGCAAGATGATGTAAAAAGTCAACTGCCTGAACCTCAGGGTTATAAGATATTAGTTGTCATGCCACAAGCTGATGAAAAAACAGAAGGTGGTATTGTAAAGGCTAGTCAAACCATTAGAGATGAAGAGATTAGTAATATCTGTGGATATGTACTAAAACTTGGTCCTGATTGTTATAAAGACAAAAATAGATTTCCTAGTGGTGCTTGGTGCAAACAAGGAGATTGGGTTGTATTTCGTGCATACTCAGGCACAAGAATGAAAATGTATGGTAAAGAGTTTCGTATTATTAACGATGACACTGTTGAGGCAGTTGTCGAAGACCCTACAGGAGTAGTTAGAGCATGAGTGAGCAAACAGTAGAAACTTCATTAGAAACAGAATTTCAACCAAATGCTGATGGTAATTTAGAACCTCAAACTATGGAGGATAAATTTTTTGGTGTAAAAACTGAAATAAATACCGATAGTTCAAAAGAAGATGAATTAGATGTAGAAGTGGTTGATGATATTCCTGAAGAGGATAGAAGACCTCCTAAACAAGAATCAACAACAGAAGAAGAAACTGTTGATGATGAAACTTTAGATAAAGAGATAGCTGATTACAGCAAGCGTGCTGGCGATAGAATTAACAAAATTAAATATGAATATCACGAAGAACGCAGAGCAAAAGAACAAGCATTAAGAGAACAGCAAGAGGCAGTGGCTAGATTGCAAACTTTGATGACAGAAAATCAAAAGATGCAAGAAATAATTAATCAAGGTGGTGAAGTTTTAAATAAACAAGCACTTAATAATGCTCAGTTTGCTAAGATTAATGCACAAGAAAAATTTAAAAAAGCATACGATGAAGGTAATGCTGAAGATATGGCTCTTGCACAAGAAGAACTTGCAAAGGCTACACTAGCAGAACAAGGTGCATCTCAATATTCTAAACAGCTACAAAATCAAGTAGCAGAACAATATGAGCAACAAGCACAGCCTCAACAACAGTTAGACCCTGCTATGGATGCATGGTCAAAAAAGAACACATAGTTTATGGGAACTACACCAGCAGAAAAACAAATGACTGCTTATGCGATGTTCATAGATCAAAAATTAGTAGCAGAGGGTATAGACCCTGCAACACAGTCTGATAAATATTATAGTTCTGTGGATACTGCTATGAGAGAACAATTTCCAAGTTTCTTTGGTGTGTCTGAAACAATAGTAGAAGATGCACCCACTGAAGAAAAACAACAACCAACTAATGTTGTAGCACCAGCATCGAGGGCAACTGGTGAAAAATCTAACCCTCGCAAAATAGTATTAACTCAGACACAAGTTAAGTTAGCACGACAACTTGGTATAACGCCTGAGCAATATGCAAAACAATTATTACAGGAGTCCTAAATGGAAGACAGTAAAGAAAATATTCAATCTTCTAACGAAGATCAAGTGCGTACCCCTAGAGGGAGTGATGATCGAGAGGTCAACCAGCATGTAGAAAGCTGGGAAAATCCATCTAATCTACCGAGTCCTAATCCGCAAGAAGGCTGGGTTTTTAGATACATAAGAACAAGTTTATTGGGTAATTCTGATAATCCTAATGTATCTAGAAAATTCCGAGAAGGCTGGATACCATGCAGAGCAGAAGACCATCCTGAATTACAAATTCACATGATGGACTATAAATCTGAGTGGGCAGATAAAGGTAATATAGAAATAGGTGGGCAACTATTATGCAAAATGCCAGCAGAGAAAGCGAAAGCTAGAGACGAGCACTTTAGAAATATGGCTCAGAATCAAATGGAATCTGTTGACAATGTATATTTTAAGGACCAAGATTCAAGAATGGCTACAAAACAAGTGTTTGAAAGAAAATCTAAGACAACATTTGGTAGAGACTCTTAATCTTGGAAATGTAATTGTTTTAAATTAGGAGACTATTATGGCTTCAACAGCTAGTCCTTTCGGTGCTAGACCTGTTAGTTCATTAGTGTCTTGTGCATACAATGCTAAAATTACACATTACAAAATCAAAAATGCTTTTGGTACATCCATTTTTTATGGAGATTTTGTAAAGTGGGCAGACGATAATCCAAATACTACTATCCAAAAGGATACTGGTACTTCTTCTGCTACACCTATTGGCGTATTTTTAGGGTGTGCATACACTGATCCAACTACTGGTCAATTTACACCAAACCAATATTACCCAGCATCAACTGCTGCGGATGATATTGTTGCGTATGTTGCTTCTGACCCATTTTTGGTTATGCAGATGCAATCAGACGAAGCACTTACTCAAGATGACTTGGGTAAGAATGTCGGAATCGTACAAACTGCTGGTTCTACCACAATCGGAACTAGTAAGAATGCGGTTGACGGAAGTACAGCAGATACTACCAATACACTACCATTAAAGATCATCGACTTTGTCGAAGGTCCTGATAGTGCTATAGGTGATAGCTTTACTGATGTATTGGTGATGTTCAATGTTGGACATCAATTACTTAACACAACAGGCATAGGCTAGGGAGTAAATTATGGCTATTTCAAGAGCAAATGAGCTTAAACAACTCCTACCAGGCTTGAATGCTTTGTTTGGAGAAGAGTACAACAACTACGAGAATGAGCACGAAGAAATCTATACAACTGAAAACTCTGAAAGAAGTTTTGAAGAGGAACTCAAGTTGTCAGGTTTTGGTGCTGCACCAGTGAAAGACGAAGGTTCTTCAATATCTTTTGATACTGCACAAGAATCCTTTGTTGCTCGTTATACACATGAAACTATTGCATTAGGCTTTAGTGTGACAGAGGAGGCTATGGAAGATAATTTATATGTATCTTTATCTGCTCGATACACAAAGGCTTTAGCAAGAGCTATGGCTTATACTAAACAAGTTAAGTCTGCGTTTCCTTTGAATAACGGCTTTTCAAACTCGTTTCAATCAGGCGATGGGGTAAACCTATTTACTGCAAGTGGCGATGGTGTCACAGGCGGTGATGGACACCCATTGGTATCAGGTGGCAAAAACTCTAACAGACCAGTCACAGGTGCTGATTTGAATGAAACATCTTTAGAAGATGCAGTAATTCAGATTGGTAAGTGGACTGATGAAAGAGGACTTAAAATTGCTGCTAGACCAGTGAAACTTATTGTTCCATCAGACCTACAGTTTGTTGCGACTCGTCTTCTAGAAAGTGAGTATAGAGTTGGAACTGCTGACAATGATATCAATGCTGTAAGAAGCAACGGAGTGATACCACAAGGTTTTTCAGTTAATCATTATTTAACTGATACAAATGCCTTCTTTATCATTACCGATGTTCCTGATGGTATGAAACACTTTGTCAGAAGTCCAATGACTACAAGCATGGATGGAGACTTTGATACTGGTAATGTTAGATACAAAGCTAGAGAAAGATATTCATTTGGAGTATCTGATCCTCTTGGTATCTTTGGTTCACCAGGATCAAGCTAAACTTTTAGGGGTGCTATGCACCCCTTTTTTTCGTTCTAGGGAATTATTTTTTTGTTTATCGACTGCCCTAGCAGACTTGCCAAGACGATAAACTTTTTTCTTTTAGGAGAAGATTATGGCGAATACAACATTTAACGGACCAGTTAGGTCTGAAGGTGGTTTTGAACAGATCACTAAAAACTCAACAACTGGTGCAATAACAACTAATCTAGATGTTGATACAAGTGGTAATATTAGTACAACAGGTACATTAAATTATTTATTTCCTGTCACTAGTGTCACTGATGCAACACTAGCACCAACTACAGCACAATCTGGAACTATTTTTAGTTTGAATAGGGCTGCTGGTATTACAGTGACTTTACCTGCTGCTGCTGCTGGACTATATTACGAGTTTCACATAGGCACTACATTTACAGGTACTTTCATACTACAAGGTGCTTCTAGTGCAGATACTTTTCAAGGGATGGTATTTCAGCTTGATAAAGATGAATTAGGAAGTGTAGTAGCTCTTAATGAAAATATTGACACTGCTGGATGGAATATTCCTGCTGCTGATGACCATATATTAACTATGGATGCTGACACTGATGGTCGTTTTATTGGCGGTCATATAAGATGTGTAGCTATTACAGATGCTATATGGCTTCTTAATGGTCATGTCTTCGGTGACGGCACTGTTTCTCATAGTTTTGACTAGGAGTAAATTATGGCTGATACAGTGACTACACAAACCATTATAGATGGTGAAAGAAATTGTGTTATGAAGTTTACCAATGTCAGCGATGGTACTGGCGAATCCGCAGTAGCTAAGGTAGATGTATCTGCCTTAGCTTCTAATGCAGCAGGTGTAGCCTGTTCAGAAGTTAGAGTTGTGCGTGTGAGTCATGCGATTGTTGGTATGTCGGTACAATTATTTTTTAATGCAAGCACTAATGTATTATTAATGGAATTAGCTGAAAGTAGCAACGGACACATGGAATTTGGTGAGTTCGGTGGTATTCCAAATAATGCTGGGAGTGGTAAGAATGGAGACATTTTATTTACCACAAAAGGTCATAGTTCAGGAGACACTTATTCTATCGTTTTAGAAATGATAAAAGTGTATTCTGACTAATTAGGAGAAAGTATGGCTAATTATGTTATTTCTGAAACTGGTGAGTTTCCCCCACAATACAAGGTATTAAATCTTGGTGAAGATGGTATTTATAGACCTATATTTGGTCCTGATCCTGATTTAGAAGATGCTCAACGCAAATGCGATGAACTAAACGGAGTCAGAGCAAGGGATGATAAAGGACACTATATAGCTGATGATCCAAGCACACCTGATGTGAATGAGGCTTATGTTGGTGGCAAAAAACCTAAAAAGAAAAAAGTTGCCAAGAAAAAGACAGTTAAGAAAAAGAAAACAGTCAAGAAGAAATAATGCTTGACATTACTCTGTTGATGAAAGAACTTCGTCAATGGAGTAAAGATGTTTTAGAAAAACCGCAGAGCAAGTTTAATGGCTTGCCTGCGTGTCCTTTTGCCAAGAAGACTTGGAATGATAACAAAGTTAATATTATGATAAGTCAATGTGGTGATTGGTCAGACCTCATGGATGCTATTATAAATTTCAATGATGATTACCATGTCATTATTTATTGTGGCACTGACTATGAGGATATTACCAAAGATCAATTAGTTGAAAGAATTGATCTATTAAACGAACAAGCTAATCCATTAAATCTATATTTAATGGGTTCACATCCTGATAGTGAAATATCTTTTGCATCGGATGAAGAGTTTTATGGAATATTTGAGGATGACTATTATCAAATTTTTTTACAAAGATTAGATACATTAATTCAAGCATCTGATAATATCTTTAAAAAGGGTTATTATAAAAATTATAATAATAACGAATTTCAATCTCAGATATTAAATAGGAGAAAATTATGGCTGGAATGAAAAAAATGGGCGTTATGAAAAAAGGCGGTAAAGGCACTGGTAAAAAGAAAGGTGTTGTCAAAAAGCGTGCTGGTAAGAAAATGAAAATGGGCATGGGTAAAAAAACTGAAATGCGTAATATGGAAAAAGGCATGAAAGTTGAAAACTTCAAAGACAT